ATGGTCAATACTATTCAATGTAGCAAAATTATTAGTACAAGTATCTTCTGTTATATCTGTAGCTGCAAGATTAGTTACTGCAAAATGATTATCATTACCAGATGTATCTGCACCTATACCACTAGAGTTTTGACTTGTTCCTGTTTGTTTAAACTGTAAAAAGAAACCATTAGTGCCATAGCTTCCTGTATATTTTTTTGGAATCCAAACTCCATTATCATCAAACTCTCCGAATGATGTAGCATCTAAAGCAGTACCATCTACAACATGATACTCTGTTAAATATCCGTCAATATAAGCTGAACTACTATAACCACTTATTCTATGCACTGCTTGTCTACTAAAATCTAATTCTGTATTTTGTCCTAAATCACTTCTGTTATCTACGGCATAATCTGTTTCTTCTACTCCATTGATGTAAATTTTAATTCTATTAGATGCTGATGCCTGTGTTGTATCTACGGCTACTACTGCATGATACCAAGCAGAAGGGTCACGAAGAACTCTAGAAGGTCCAAAATACTTTTGTGATGAGTCTAAGAATCCTGTTCTAAAACCATCACTACTATTAATAAATATTAAAAAATCAGTGCTTCCACTTCCGTTGTTATCAGTATAAAAAAAATATTGAGAGGTGCCTAAAGCACCTCTTTTAAACCAAAACGAGAAAGTAAAAGTTCTTCTGTTACCAGTTGAACTAGGTGTAAATTCTAACTTAGGGCTATCACCATCATTAAACCTAAGAGAATTACTTATCTCATAACCCTTAGATTCATTTCCCCCTGCTATAGGAAATACCATGTTACACTACCTCGTCTGGAAACTCGCCTAGTGGTCTTGATGTAACTCCCTCACTGTCTGTAGTGTAGGTTAGTAAAGTTATTAATGCATCTACATCTGAACAACCATCTATAGATGTTTCCATAGCATTGACTTTTGTTCTAACTCCTGCTCTGTATGTTGTAATATTACTAGGTACAGAATAGCTAGTAACATCTGCAGCTTTGATGACATACCAATCTGTCTTAGCAAGTAGCCCTGCAGCTAGTGCGTTAAATTTATTTTTGTATTTTGTTTTAAGACCATAGTTAATTACTTGATTACCATCAGCGTCTTTAATTTTATTACCACTTTCATCAACGGCATCTTCGTCTGCTAGTTTTTTAGCAGTTGCTGTTCCGTAACTACCTGTTACTTTACCACTACCAAATGCATAAGTAATATTTGTATTAACATAAAACTCTTCATCTTTTCTATTGGTGCTATCTATTTCTACAGTATAGATACCGATAGCATTTCTTTCTGCTTCGGTCCATAAAGTATAAATACTAGAAGGGTATTGATTCTCTCCTATTGTAATTCCTTTGTTGCCTTTGGGGAATTGTGTAATTGTTCCTGATTCTACTAATGCAAACATATTTACTCCTATGATAATGTTAGGTTAAGATTTCTACCTACCTCTAAAAACTTTGAACCATTGTATCTGTATACAAATAAATCACCCTTACTTGCTGTTGTAGTAAGTGTCGGTGCTGTATCTTCTGTATGTTCGTATGCAGCATTAAATGTAATTGTTCTTGAACCTGTGCCGTCTTGTATAAATAATATAGATACAAACTGTCCTGTTTGTGCGTTAGTCGCTGCACCTAATGTTCTGTTACCACCGAGTGTTACTTTTGCTACAGGTGATGTTGATACATCCCATGATATTGTAGAGGCATCTGTAAGTGTTGCTTCTGCATTGTAGGCTCCTACGTTAAACTTTGCATTGGCTGAAGATAATACAAATCTATCTGTACCCCCTGCTTTAAAATCTATTTGGTCATCTGTATCTGCTGTAATCGTTGTGTCACCATCTACATCTAATATAAACTCTGAGCCATTAATATCTGTATTCATTGGTCCACCCACTGCACCAGATATTTCTACAATAAATATTGATGCTCCACTGGCAGGTGCTGTGGTAAATGTAATCTGTGTACCGCCTGTAGCTAGTGTGTAGTCTGTTCCAGGTTTTTGTATCACACCATCATGAGATACTAATAACTGTGCTGCAGAACCTACTTGTGTTCCTAAACTAAATGTTACATTAGAACCATTGTAAGTATTACCACTTGTGTCTAAGACACTAAAGGTTCCGTTTTTTATTGATTGTCCTATGTATGCCATATTTTACTCCGTTGGTTCTTGAGGATAATTAACCCTAACACCTTTTTCATCATATTTTAATTTTTCTTTAACATGTTCTTTAGTCGTTAAACCATTAGTTAAATCTCTTAGTTGTTGTCTATATGTTTTCCATGCACTAGGTATTTCAGTTCCATCTTCTTGAGATTTTGTAACAACCCAATCGCAATCAGATAACTTTTGGTTTCTCTCCTGTCTTAAATTACGCATTGCCCTTTCAAACTCTTTACCTACCCACGCATCTATTTCTGCCTGAAATTCTTTACATTCTTCTTCAGTTAAAGCTATTTCTACATTGTCAACACATTTAGGTGCAAACTCTTTACCATTATAAGTTGCTACTTTTGTTTCATTATTTACTGAATATGCCATTAGCTTGTTAAATCTCCATATAGTGTTACTGTTCCTTTCATAGCACTTCCTGAATTTAAAAATATTTTAAATTTAGTAAACTGCGTTGTAGCGTCATAAACTCCACAAAATTGTGACCTGTTCGCATGAGTAGCGTTATTGCTATTAGAAGTGTTATACCCTTGAGGCACATAATCACAATGACCTCCTGCATACTTTCTAAAATTTGTTTCATTAGGATTAAACATATAAATATACGCTAATGCTCTTGATTGATTAGTATGATAACTGTCAGGACCAATTGCATCTTTTGTCATTTGTAATTTACTACCATCATCTGCATAACTAGAAAAATCTTGATTTTTACTTGAACCATCATGCTTTGTAAAAATATGGGTAACAACTGAGTGTCCAAAATCAGAGAATCCTCCTGAATTACCATATTGAAACATTAAATGATTACTGTCACTATCTGCTAAAGGTTCTATAGTTGCAGTAGCAAAAAAATGCCTATTTCCGTTATCTAATCCTGTAATTTCAAAAGATGTTGTGCTTGATGATGTTGAACTAGACACTACCTCATACGCACCATTTGTACCAGTTACTGTGCCCGTAAAAGCAAATGTGTCACTTAAATCTATTCCTGTTGATGCTACTGTTGTCTTACTCATCTATCCTCCTATGGTTTAGTAGGCCAAGTTGCACCTTCACACTTAGCTACTGTATCTTTTCCTGCAGGTAAATCTCTTAGATTTTGTCGATATGTTTTCATATCATCACTAAGAGTATTATCTGATAAAGCCAGATAATCTGTCTCTGCTAATAATCTGTTTCTTTTTGTTCTGAGGTCAGCCAAGGCTCTAGCAGGAGCTGCATCAGCCCATGCTTTCTCTTCTGCGTCCCTGGCGGTCTCTTCTTCCGCTGTAAATTGGACTTTTACCCCGTTTATATTGTGATATCTTGGCATGATCTCTCCTTTATATCAATTTCTCTAGTTAATTCCATACATTTCTATTGTACCTGAGTCTATAGTCCCTGAGGACATTGTAAATTGTACTGCATTTACTGCACTAGTCGTATTTCCATATCCTGAGCCTGTAGTATTATAAACTGCATAATCACCATTTGCTAAAGTAGCAGTTTGTATTAATATATGCTTAACAAAAGTGGTTGAACTTGGGTTAAATAAAAACATTTCACCACACATATTTGCATCATTTGCATTAGATATGTCATCACCTATAAATTGTGTTCCAGTACCTTGTGCTAAGTCAGTTCCTGTTTCATATGTTAAAGCTGCACCACTGTCACCCTCATTATGATAAGCCTTAAAACTAGTAGTAGTTTTTGCTACATTATAATTACTGCCTCCATCAACAGATAAATTATATTGTAATCTAGTAGCGTTATTAGATGGATGTATATCTATAAATCTAAACTTATAAATATTATAAGTGTTATCTATACTGCTTGTAAAACTTAAACTACTACTACTAGATGCTGTTTGTGTAGCTAATTTTGTTTCTTCTATACTAACACCTGCTACAGAGTTAGTTCCTGTAAAAGCATAATTAGCAGTTAGGTCCATGGATGCAGGTTGTATCTTACTTAATGCCATATAACGCTATCCTCCCTGCATCCATTGTTCCTGAAGATTGTTTAAACTGTATTGCATTAATAGCTGATGTTGTATTAAAATAACCTCCAACACGAATTACATTATTATTATCATTGCCCGTATAATCACTAGCTGTTGAAAAAAAATGTGTAACAAAAGTTGTATTACTTGGATTAAACAACCATAACTCACCACTAGAACACTCATCATTACCATTACCCACATATCTGTGAATTGTTTGAAATGATGTTCCTTGTGCTTGGTCATGATTGCCATCATAACTTACCGCAGCAGAACTACCTCCCTCATCATGATATGCTTGAAAAAAAGTAGTGGTCATTGTTGTATTATAGTTAGAACCTCCATCTGTGCTACCTTGAAATTGTAAGTCCGATTGGTCAGCAGATGGATGCATATTATTAAATCTAAATAAATATGTTTTATATGTATTATCTAAATCAACACTACTAGAACCATCAACAAAACTTAATGTACTACTAGAACTTGCATCTAAATTTTTAATTAAAAATAACTTTTGTGTAGATGTTGCTCCAGTTGTTGTACCTGTAAAAGCATAATTATCTGTTAGGTCAAAAGAGTTTGCTGCTAATTTACTAAGTGCCACTATACTACTCCAAATAAATCTATTGTTCCGCCTTGTATTTCACCAGAGGACATTTTAAATTGAACTGCATTAATAGCACTTGTGGTGTTAGCATATCCTGCCACAAATTCATTAAGGCTGTAGTTACCATGATTATAACCTTGTAATGTTGAAAAAAAATGTTTAACAAAAGTTGTTGAACTAGGGTTGTATAACTTTAAAAAGCCACTTACACTTTCATCATTTCCATTACCCAAACCATTTAATAAAGTTTGATAACCTGTGCCTTGTGCTAAATCAGTACCAGTATTGTAAGTTAAAGCAGTAGCACTATCGCCTTCGTCATGATATGCTTCAAAAAAAATAGTAGTCTTTGCAACATTATAATTACTGCCTCCATCAATACTTACATTAAATTCAAACTTTTTATCATCTGTTTCTGCGTGTATATTATTAAACACAAACATATATTCTTTATATGTAGAATCTATACCACTAGTAAAACTTGCAGTGGCATCAGAACCATCAGAAGTAAATGTGCTAATTAATACTAAAGGTGTTTCATCAGCTAATCCCGATACTGTGCCTGTAAATCCAAATGTACCTGCAAGATTTAAGCTATTGGCTTTAAC